CGCCCGCCTGCGTCCGTCATTCCTTCCAGTCGGCTGCGCAGTTGTGGCAACCCCTCAATCGTTGGCTCAGTCATACCGCATCTCACTCCCGGCCACGTCAAATCCATTCGGCCTGCTTACGTCGTAAGCGCTGCCGCCGTCCTTGCGCGTCCTGATGCGGTAGGTGGTTTTGGCCGTGTCCGACCAATCCCACGCCTGTTGCCCGTAGTCGGGAGTCTCGACGGTGTACACGTATGTTGCGCCGTCGATCTTCCGCGTGATTATGTCGCCGTTTTGCGGCTGTCCGAGGGTGTACGCGGCGACCGGAATTAACCAGTCAGCCGCGTCTACCGTGATCTCGGAATTGTCCGCCAATGGCACCTTTTGCGTCTCGCCCTGAATCGCCTGCGCAACCGTAATGGTGGTGCCGCCACGTGTTACCGTGACGGGCACCCCAGCGGCCTGCCGTGACATTTGCAGCCCGGCAGTTATCGCAGATTCAAACAGACTCATCAGACTTCAAGCGGCTCGGTGTCGATGATTGCATCAGTTGTAATCAGCGGCACGCCAAACGAGTCGGACGGGAACGGCGCTGGTGCGCCGGTCTGATTCGTTGCTGTGCGTGACTGCTGCAGTTGCTTCAGGCTGCGGCGACTGCACACCAACAACGACGGCCCCATGCCCGCGGGAAACTGGCTCAACAGATCTGCAATCAGATCGTCGGTCAGGCCCTTGCCGGCGTCGGCGGTCAGGTTTGCGATTCGGCCAACGCTGTACGCGCCGCCCATTTGCAGACCCAGCCAGACGCTCGCGGGTGTCCAGTACGCCGGGTAGAACCCGGTGGCACCAGCAACGCGCTGGATGGTCGTCTCGCCCAGCTCAATCTGCGGCTGCGTGACCATTGCAACGTCATCAACGCCCAAGCGGATTGCGTACAGGCTTGACGCTGTATCGGCGGTTGTGCCGCCTGCGTCGATTACCATCGTATCAGCAAGCGCGTCAAGGTAGGTGCTGTTCATGAACCCGGAAAACCCGTTGGCGTCGCCATCGGCCCCGGTGCCGTAAACGGTCTGCTGTTCGGCCTTGAACAGAATGCCTTGAAGGTGCCGTGCACCCTCGCGGGCAATTACCTGCTCTGGTGTCGATTGGCTGTCACCTTCGGCCGATGCAGTGTCAACGCTGAACGAAAAATCAGCGATCTTCAAGTTGACGGTCACAACGGTGTCTTCGCTGTGATCGTTCTCGCGTCCGTCGTTTTCGCTTCGAAAACCAACCGCAGGTGCGCCGGTATATTTCCGGTACTTGTGCACGGTGTTACTGCCGCTCGGATTGATCCGCGGCATACGGGCAACCAGTGGAGACTGGTTGAGAACGTCGCTGGTGTTGGTTTGCTCGACGTCAAACGCGCCTGCCACCAAATCAGCGACCGTTAAATAGTCGTTCGCCATTGTTCAAGACTCCCTTCAGTTGTGGCTTGCGCCGTTGATTCGGATGCGGTTTGCAAACCCACCGGCAAGGCTCTTGGCCTTTTCCGGTGCCTGTTCGCCGGTGTCGTCGCCGAATTCCTCCGGCTCTGCCTCGCCCAACTGCACCGCGTCAATGCGTGCCTGCAATTCGGCGTTTTCTGTTCGTGCGGCTTCGAGTTGTTCGCGCAGTGCGCTCAACTGTTCTGCCTGGCAATCCTCAAACGATTTGCCAGCAATGAACCACGCGGCTCCAGCGTCACCGAATGCGGTAACGTACCGCTGCAGATCTGCGTTAAAGCTCTCGCGTGTCACTGCGGGCGCTTCCGGTGTTTCAACCGGCGCGGCTGATGCTTCTGGCATTTGCTCGCTTCCCTTTACAAGTGACAGGTCGTGACGACTCAAGAAGCGATCAACAGCGGCCTTGATTCGGTCGCCATCGACGCTCAACGCAACAAGATTGGGCTTGTCGCCGGTTAGCCCAAATGCGTACTCAAAAAGCCCGTCCGCGTCCTGCGCGATTTGGGCGTGTTTGTGAAATAACCCGTCCGGGTTTGCTGCTGGATCATCGACCACATCAGCGGCCCGCAAACGGCTCAGCCGTGCGTGCTGGTAGTTGTTCCGGTTGTCTTCGTCAGGACTGACAAACCGCCCGCCCTGCGTGTTTTCGAGTTGGTGCATTTCCATCGCGGCAACGTCGGCGTCAAACACAATCGACACGCCAAACGCGTCAGGTGCGTCGGCCGCCAACTGCCGGACATACGCAGCAAGGTCGCCGTCGGGCGTGTTGCTGGCCGATTCTTGGAAGTGCAGATCGGCAACAACTCTGTCGCCCTCTGTCCTGAAATTGTGATACTTGCCGAGATACGTACCCAGTCCGTCGGACGATTGACCGGGATGGGTAAACCGTGCTTTCAGCCCGGTGTTGGCTGCGTTGCCTGCGGCTGTCACATCGCTCAAGAAATCCGCGTCAATCCACATATCGTGACCGGACGCCTCGCCGCGTGTGATCACAGATAGCCCGGTTATGTATCCGTGCCCGTACTCGCCGCCGTCGTCACTGATTGCCGCACCGCTCGTGCGGCTCACGTTGGCGCGAAAATGCTTCAGCGGTATTTCTGGTATGCCGGTCATTGGCGGCCCCTTGTGTTGCGGTCTTGCGTATCGTCTGCCACCGTCTCAACCGGCTGCATGACGTAGTTGAGGGGCACGCCCTTGGCTTCGGCGTACTCTCGGGCGCGTGCAATCTGGTCGATATTTTCCTCGTACTCGCCGCGGCCGGTCTCTTTGCAGATCCGGTAAGGGTTATCCAGTCCGGCATTGATTGCAGCAACGGCCCCGTTGATTTCCTTGGTCGGATCCCACCACGGCATACCGCGGTGCACCCATTCAAACGGCAGGTCTTCAAGGGTTGCACCGGTCGGCAGTTGCAAACGCCCTTGCAGAATCCAACCCTGATACAGCCAGACCGTAACCTTGCGCAGGAACTCGGCAACGTCTGCGCGTTTACTGATGCAACTGCGGTCGTAGAGCAGCCACGCGGCACGCGACCCGAAGAAGTTGGTGCGCGATGGGTCATGAAAATTCATCGGCAGATCAAGCGAATGCAGGGCGATGCCCAACACTGCCTCAATGAACTGCTGCGTGTTGCTGCCGGGGTTGTCGGTCTTCAGGAACTGCGCGTTGTCACCGGCGTTCAAATCCAACTGCACCGGACCCTTGCCGAAGTCTACTCTGTAGCCGTTTTCGTCGTCGCTGCCGTCCATGATGCGTGCTGGCGCGGCGTCGCCATCGCGCGTGAAGACAAGCGCGAAAAGCTGCTCAACCTTCATCTTGGCTAGCGCGTAGTCGATGCCCTCATACACGTCACGGAATGAATTGATTGCCGCGGCTAACGGCGATATCCCGCGCACTTGGTCAAACCGGTCGTAATATCCGTGCGCAATCACGTTCCGGGCTGCGACATTGCGCGAAAACTCGAACGTTGACGACCCCGGTACGCGGTTGTGCAGCGCGTAGGATTGCCGTCTGCCGCCGTTGTTCAGCCTGATGCCATTAACCCACATGCCGCCCGTGTCGCTCACTTGCTCGCCGGTAGGCTGTCGCACGCGGTCGGCTTCGATTGCTTGTAGTTGCAGGCTGTTCAATTTCAGCGCGAAAACGTCACCGTCTCGCGTGCGTGCCGCCTCAAACATCCGCAGCATTTTCGGGAAACTATGCACCCCGGCGGCGTCGCAATTCTGCGGCCGTTGCCAGTCTCGCATAAGCGATTCGATTTGCAGATCTAGCGCCGGGTTGCCGGTGCGGGACTGGAAATCAAACATTGACACATAGTCGAGGTGCTTGCGGATTGCCCACGCCACAACGGCAAAATTGCGGGCAAGGTCGCGCGTCGCGCCGATCATGCTGTGACGGTCGCGGTTTTTGAGCTGCTCGTCTTCGCTCTTCGTTAGCGGGCTTGCGGCCTTGCGCTTGCCGGTGTTACGGATGCCGTCGTAGCCGGTGGTGAAATATCGCCCCAGTCTGCCGCCTAGCCGTTGCAGTGTCGTCGGCTCGCTCATGGTCCGCCCCCGAGGTAGATCGAGGATGAAACCGGGCGGCTCGACGGTCTGCCGATACACCGATCAATCTGCGCGACAATCTCACGGCGGGCGCGTCGCATGTCAGAGGCCGAGACGAATGATGCGCTTTGCCCGTCCACGGAGTAGCTGAGCATGCCGGATGCAAGGGCAGCGTCAATTGCCTCTAGTCGCTGCTGTAGTGTCGCAAGGTCTGCCATGCCGCAAATTGCAACACGGCGGCGGCGGGTGCTCTAGGGCAGATGTACGCCGTGCGTACAATGCAGCGGGGTGCGCATGAAAAAACCCCGGTTGTGGCCGGGGTTTGTGTGGGCTGTGTGATGTTTCATCGTTTGGTTTTCATCCGTCTACCCCGTGAAACTCACCCTTGCATGAGCACTCGCAATTGTGGCCTTTTGCGTTGCGGCACTTTGGGCCGCACTTGTGCAGCGACGGGTTATGGTTTTTGAATGCTACAACCCGCTCGACTGCTGCCTTGCTTCCATCCGCCCGGAAGCCGTAAACGTATCCCGAACCTTTGACAAATCGCCCCGCTTTTAATCCGGTTGACCGCTCAAAGTAGCTTGCAGGAGACATTGCTCCGCCGTAATGCAGTTCGTTGCCGTTGCCGTCGTAGTAAGTGTAGGTCCGGGCTGCCATCGTTTCGCCTTTCGTGGTTTGGTGTTTGCTCGTCGTTGTGACTCGCGTGCATGCATATTATCGTCAGATTGTCGATACGTCTACAACACTCTGGAAAGTTTTCGACAAATTGTCGAAACTATTCCGGGATCAAATCGTAGGTACGGGTGCGGTAGTGCTGGCCACAACTGCAAATGCAGTGG